TATGGGTCGCCCGAACCATCTGCGGAGCAGCCTTCGCAGATCACGCCAGATGACATCCATCATTGCCTGCGCACCGGATTGCCGAAGCCGCCATCGTGCTTCGCTGTCTTGCGATCGTGGCACGGCTTGGTCATCGCGCGCAGATTGTCCCAGGCATACATCAACGCATCGTCGCCGTTGTGTGGTCGCTTATGATCGACAACGGTCGCAACACCACCACATTGATCGTCGCACTCGCATAGCGGATGCGTTGCTAGGTATGCGTCGCGCAAGTGTTGCCAGCGTCGCTTGGTATAGTGGCGTTGCTTGGTCTGATCGTATGACGCACGACGATCCGCTTCGCTTTGCCATCCGATCGGACGATGAACCGGCGCGTTCTGTGGCATTAGCGGAGATCGAGACTTGCCATAACGGCGTGATCGGCTTCGATCGTCCGCGCTTCGGTCGCGCGCTGCATGGTCAACTCGATCAGGCGCACGATCCGCTCGCCGCACTGGCCGATCGGAACGCATTCGCTCTGCGGGATCGATCGACCGTCGAGCGTGCGGATCACCATCGGACGATCCGGCAGATCGAGCGCGGCGCCAGCGATCCGGACGTGCGAACGGTGTTGCGGTGCGGTCTGCACCGAAACGGGTAGCGCAATCGGATCGACATATCGCTTCCCGCGCGGGTAGCTCCATACGATCCAGTTCTGATCTTGGCACCTGACGACGGCGCCGCGTTCGAAGCGCTGTTTCCCCATTGGCTGTTCGGAAGGAAGCGGAGACCGGCGCACGCACCGGCTGCGAGGATGGCGATATTGCTACCACCAGTTGGGAACGCCGCACAACTTTTGTCCGTAAGGTCCGAGTCGTTCACGATTTTCCCCACAACCCGTTTGCCGGCCCTAGGAAGCCCGTACAGGCCTCTGCGTGGTTTGCCGCTCCGACCGAACGGCCCGAACCGCTCGCCGGCGTCCTGCCCGGCTCCAGGCTGGCGCGAGCAGGCGGATCGCCATCACGGTCCAGTCGCGCGCCGTCCGGTGCTCGCGGTGGAGGATCCGCCCGGTCGCCGCCCAGGCGCGGTCCTCGACGACGCAGACGAAGCACAGCCAAGCCGGAAACCGACCGATCAGGCCCTCGACCGCGCGGAGCTTGGCGATGAGGTCGACGACATGCAGCAACCGATCCTGACCGCCGTTGCCGCCGCTCCGGAGCGTGCCGAGATCGGTCGCGCCGCCTTGCGCCTGGAGCACGCGCCCCCAGGCGTCGCGGTATTCGCGCGCCGCCTCCCACTCGCCGAGCGTGATCCGGCCATCGGCGAGCAAGCCGTCGAGCCGCGTTCCGATCCGCCAGCCCTGGCGGAAGGTCGAGGCATCGACGCGCGGCGCCTCGATCGTCTCGCGGTGCTGGCGATAGCTCGCGGTCGGGCCGGCCATTACCAGCAGTCCTGCGCGGAGTTAACCCGGCTGGCGAAAGCGTCGATCTCGCGCGCCAGGACGATCCGCTGGTGGATATCGAGCGGCGGTAGCTCGTGGATCAGGATGTCCAGCGTGCGATCAAGCTCGGCGTCCCTGGAAGCCTGCTGTTCGTCGACGCACTGGCGGGCGGGGCCGCTCATCGCGGCTTGAACCCAACCAAGGCGCGGACGCGGTTGCAGAGACCGCACGGCTTGCGGACGGTCGGCGCCGGTCGCTCGAGGCGCGCGGTGGGCCCACGCCACGCGCTAGGCGGCGGCGGGATCGTCAGGCGGGATGGTTCCCTGGTCATTCGCGGCGGCGTGCGCATGGCGTTTCTTCACTCCCCCTGGTAGCGGATTGATCCGGTCGAGTTGCTCCGGCGTCAGGTAGCGCGGTTGCGGCGCGGACCCAGGCGCCTCGACGCCGAGCGCGGCGAGTTGCTCGGCGACCGATCGCGTGCCCGGTGGTGGCGTATCGTCGGCGAAGCGCAGATGCCGGTCGTGCGGCGCGATCTCGGCGTCGGTCTCGATCGCCGCGATGATATGCGGCGGCAGGTAGCCGAGATGCCGCGGCGCCCATTTGCGGACAAGCTGGCCGAGCAGCCGCAGCATCATGACATTGCCCCGGCAGTCGTGGACCTTCCGCATGATGCTGGCAGGATCGTCCCAGTCCTCGCGCAACCATGCCTGCCGCTCCTCCCACTCACGGCGCTCGCGCTCCTGCGGCAAGTCTTGCGCGCGTTGCTGGTGTCGCTGCGCGGCATGGAATTCGCGCAACGCCGAGCGGACGCGATCGGCGCTGTTCAGGCTCCGGAGATCGCGATAGATGCCCTCGATCGCCGCGTCGGTGAACCACTCTGCCGGAAAGTCATTCAACCGTGGCAGCAGGTATTCCACCGTGCGCCGGCTGTTCCTTCCAGCAGCCAGGACTTTGTCGCCTAGTGCAGCGATCCAGTCATCGAGAGGCATCATCCTGGCTTCCCTTTCCGTCGAGACATTGAAACGACAAAAGCCTCCCCGCTTGCGGGGAGGTTTGGAGGGGTTCTTTCTTTGGGGTTGGTAAGGGGTCTTCCCCTTACTTCTGTATTCTGGACTCTGCTTCTGGATTCTGTGGTATGCAAATTTTGGTTTTGGATATGCAAAGCGGAACCGTTTCCTGGCGTTTGCATATCCAAATCCAAGGATGATTGGCTGCGTTCCGTCACTTTCCAGCGTTGACGCGACGCAGCCGAGCGCGCCATGGCAATGGCGCCGTCATGGCGCATGCGTGGCGCGCAGATGGCGCGGCATGGGCGCGCCATTGGCGCATCGACGGGCACGATATCGACCCATTGGAACACGCCGTGGCGTTCCAATTCGGCGAGCCAGCGGCGGAAGTCGCGGGCGAAATGTCTGTGCTGATCGTCTACCGGATTGCGGACCAAGCTGCGCAATTCGGCTTCACTCGGTGGCCGGCCTTTGATGGTCACGCAGCCATAAGGATCACCCTGCGCGGCGATGCAGAGCAATTCCATCCATAAGCCGCGTGCTGCGATCGAGCACAGCCGAAGCGCCGTATCGTTCGACCAGTCGGCGAAATACCATTTGGCCCACCGGAGCTTGCTCACTTACGGCGTCCGATCGTCGCACCGCCGATAGACCTTGTACTCGTGCGCATGGTTCAGGACGCTCGATGATTTGGCATAGCGTCCGGTGTGCCGGATGATCTTGAGCCGCACCGCTGTTCGCGTAAGCGCGCCCCAGGCGTTCGGCGATTCCGGCGTTCCGATGCCGGGCAAGGTCCGGAATATCTCGGCCATGAACTCGCCAGCCGGCGCGTAGAGGCGCACGAGAAGGATCGCCCGCGCCATCCAATCGAGATTGTTATCGGTGGTCAGGCCGATCCCGTCGTCGCGCCGCCGCTCGGCTTCGAACAGATCGAACTGGATGCGCTTCTGTTTCATATTGGTTCCCTCACGCGCCGGTTGCGGGGGATGTCCCAGGCATCAAGGCAGGCCAGTACTTCTGTCGCATCTCGACACACGCCAGCGCGGCCACCGGATGCCAATACGGCGGCGATAATCGAACGCTGCGCGTCCGACAGCACGCCATCTTCGGCTTTGATCTCGATCACGTAGGCAAGTCCGCGGAACAGCACGAACGTGTCCGGAATGCCGGCGACGACGCCGCGACCGATCCGGACGCCGGGAACCTCGCCGGCATAATTGGCATGATCGATCGACCACCAGCAGACGCCGAAGCGGCTAACCTTTCCGGGCGGCGCGATCTCGATCGTGAGTGTGCTGGCGATCTGCTTTTGGAGCGGATGCTCCCGAACAATAGGCGCGGTCAGCCTGAACGCGACGCGCCCCACGGCACCCTTAAACCGCAGACCGGGTGGGACGCTTTACGCGATAGCTGCTGTTGCGCGGTAGGCCGGCGCGCAGCTCATCGATGGTAATCTCATCGAGGGCATGAACAGCGGCGAGGTCGAGAATGAACGGCCAGAAGCTCGGCGGAATGCCGTTGATCCGCCAGCGCGAGACCGCCGAGTGATGACGCCCGACAAGCTCGGCGAGCGCGGTGTTGCCGCCGAATAGGTCAATGATCCGATCGTGGCGCATCGCAGGAGGCTAACCTCGGCTTGCACCGCGTGCAAGTCGCCTTGACACAGAATGTGCGCTATGCACACAAACAACTTGCGAATTGCTCGCAATGTCCGCATGTTGCGGACGTTCGTCGCTAGACTAGGTCCGGAAAAAACGTCCTCCCGCCCGGTCAGGGGCGCGTCGGCGTTTGCCTAAGGTGTTGAAGGTGGTGCAATGAGCTTGCGACAGGAAAGCGGTGACACGCTTTTGATGAAAGGCTTCGGCGACCGTCTCCGCTTACTTCGTCAAGCGTATGTCGAAAAGCATGGCGTGCAATTTCACACCAAGGCCCAATGGGCAAAACGTCTCTGGGTATCGCCCGCGATGTATGGTCGCTGGGAGTCCGGAGAAAACCTGCCTAAGTTTGTCGATCTGCTTAGGATTTCCCTGCTTTTCCGGGTTGATCCGAACTATCTAGTCGCAGGGGTTTTGTCGGAACACTTAGAGCGGTGGCTGTACGCCGAACTGAAGCTGCGCAATCCCGGATTACTGGACGAGGAGGATTACTGGCAACGTCAAAGCGAACTTTACGCGCAAGCCAGTCGATCACTTGAGGCCCTTGAGGACAAGAAATCCCCGCAATCCACCAAGGATGCGAAAACACAGCCCACATCCGACGCCTCCCCTAGTCGTAAGAACGAAGCGTCGGTGTCCCGTCTTAGGGGGCCGAACCGCAAGCGACGTAGTTAATCGCGCATTACTAACACGTGCAAGTACGTAGAATTGGGCAATCGACCAATAAGCTGTAGCCGCAACTATTCCTTGTCATAGCCACTTGCACGTGGTGCAATCCTAGCATAGCCTCCCGGTCTTTCCGCAGGGGAGGATCGCTCAATGTCCGACAACGCGCCGCGCGTTCCATCGGCATACCAACTGGAGCGCGCCGTCTCCGCTTGGCAACAAGTGCGCGAGTTATATGCAAGCGATCCTACCCTAGCTGACGACGAAGAGGTCATAAGCTCGGCGCTTGCTGACGCTGAGATCACGCACCCAGAGACGCTGCTGTCACGGGCGATTGACGCTCTGGTGTGGATCGAGCAGCGCGAAGTCGAGGCCGACGATCTGCGTCGCCAGATGGCCGCGCGCCGCGACCGCTATCGAGCACGCGGTGCAACTGTGCGCTCGCTGGTCGAGAGCTTGCTGACCGCGCTCGACAAGAAGTCGCACCGCGCGCAGTTCGCCCGCGCCGTAATGGCGATGTCACGCGGCGCTGTCGTCATTCTCGATGAACAACTGTTGGTCCCGCCGTTCGTCCGGATCGAGCGGTCGCCCGACAAGCTCGCAATCCGCGAAGCGATCGAGGCCGGCCAGGACGTTGCCGGCGTGACCATGAGCAACGCGGCGCCCGCACTCCAGATCAGGAAGTTGTGACGATGGCACAGGCAACCAAGGAACGGCAGGCGCTGACGATTGCACCGCGCTATCAGAAGCCGGAAATATTCGGCGGCACCGACGCGGCATGGCGCGTGCTCTGCGATCTCTATCCGTCCGCCGAGACGCCCGAGATCATCATGGCGCTGGTCGAGTATTGCGCGGCGAAGCGGCTCGATCCGTTCAAGCACCCGGTGCACATCGTGCCGATGTGGAACGCCAAGCTGCGGCGCCGCGTCCAGACGATCATGCGCGGGATCAACGAGATCGAGACCGTCGCGACGCGCACCGGACTATGGGCCGGGATGGATTTGCCGCAATGGGGACCGGACGTCGAACGGACATTCCGCGGCACGGTCGAGGACAATGACGGCACGACGCGCAAGGTCGAGACGACGTTGCGGTTCCCGCTGTGGTGCGCGGTGACGGTCTATCGCTTGGTCGGCGGCGAGCGGCGCGCGTTCACCGAGCAACTGTTCTGGGAAGAGTCCTACGGCTTCTCGGGCTTCCGGAGCGAAGTGCCGAACGAACGGTGGCAGAAGGCGCCGCGGCAAATGATCCACA